GGAAACAGAAGTGCAGCACAAGGTGGTAACAGTAGGCAAGAGATTAATTACAATAACAAGCATTATGTTGCTGTGTGTTGGCTTGGTGGCTCAAAACCTACCGACAAACCTTCAGATAAAGCTGTTGAATCTGTCAAGTGGCTCTACGAACAAGTCGGTGGAGAACTAAGACCTCACTCTTCGTTTAAACAAACAAGTTGTCCTGGTGATGCTTGGAGACAGCACATAGTAGAAGGTTTAGTTACTACCACAATTAGTAATGAAAGTCCACCTGATATGATACATCCACAGTTTATTCAAAAGAAATTAGACACAATTATTGCTAAACTAGAGAACATTGAAAACAAATTGAAGTTAGGAAGAATGATATAATGAGTGAAGAATATAAAGTAATTTTAGAAAAAACTTTGTGGACATTTGTTGAAGCATTTATTGGTTCATTAACAATAGCACCATTAGTAGGTGTAGATGCAAACGCAGTTCAATTAGCTGCTATTGCAGGTGCATCATCTGCTTTAGTAGTAGTTAAAGAGTTCGCTAAGAAAAAAATTATTAAGTAGTTTAAATAGCAAAGCCGAGGGTGTTATCCTTTCTACCTCGGCTCTTGCTTTGTTTAATTAGAAGGGTGCTTCACCTGGACCAATATCATCCATTGATTTAGCCTTTGGTAAAGTCATACCATTTTGAACTGCAGCAAAGTCTTTCCAACTATTTGGTGTTGCTTTGTTATCCATCCACCAAGACTTAGCAAATACCCTACCATCTACAGTATCACCTGCAGTACAGTTGCCCATAGCTGTACATCTAAAGTCAGGGCTTGTAGCCTTAGTCTTTTCTTTGTCTGTATAATACTTGACCATTGCACCGCATGGGCATAGCAATCCTTTATCATTGATTGCAGGCTCACCACTAGCGTGCTTATCAAACTTAACATCACCAAATCCTGCTTCTGATATATCTTTCACAGGAGAACTAGCAGGGGCTTGTGTGGTTGGGCTTGTTGAAACCCCTGCTTTGTCCTCTTTTGGTAATGGCTTTGATGATGAAACCTTACTCATTTCTTCTTTACTTGGTCTAGCTTTGTCAGTACCTTGATACTTCCAGTTAGCTAAAGCTCTACCTATAGCAGATGTCTCACAGTTTTCCATCCATGCATCTGCATTAGCAAAGCCACCTTGACCTTTTGTTTCTTGAGCTATCCCTGTTGATACAGGTAAGACTACCTTTGCATCAGGAAATACCTCTGCTTTAATAGTGACACACGAACCATCATCAGTAATGTGTACCACTTGTGTATCAATCCTTCCATTAGGATTGTCAGCCCAAAACTTCTTGAGCCTTTCTTCAACAGTTTCATAACTGTTTAAATCGAACTTAGCCATTATCCTCCTTTATTATTACCTAAAGAGCTTGTTCTTCTTTTACATATTGTTTAGTTAGATACAGTCTGCATACCATATTAATACACATTAGATAGCCTCTCTTAACATAGAGAGCCTTTCCACAACTGTAACATATGTGTGACATGTCACTCCTCTAAATTGACAAGATATTCAGCAGTAACCCCCTTGTCAGGTTTCACAAACAAACAGTATTGTGAAGGTCTGCCCATACTTGCTAGTTGTTCTTGTGCGTAGCTGTTATAACTTTCAGTAGAGCCATTAACCCATACACGAACATCATTAATATATAGTGATGTTGGTGTGTGATAATGACCGCATACTGCGTGGGTAAAGTCTTCCATTAACTCTTGTGAAGCTAATGCTTTCCAACCCAATATCTTTTTGTTGTAACCATAGAAAGGTAAGCCCATACTTCCACGAATATTATCCCCATGAAAACAAAGGAACTTAGCTTTCTTACCTAGGTCTGCAACTGCATACCAGTGTTGGTCAACACCTTCAGGAATATGGAATTTGATTCGCTTTTCGTTAGCGAACATAGTTGATAGTATCTTACCTAACATTCTATCTGCATTAGTTTCAGGATTGTAATCACGCCTTGAGCGACCACCCAATGCACCATGATTACCAATCACCCAATAACATTCTACTTCTTGAAATGCTTCTAGTAAAATACTAAAGAATGCATGTAATATTCTTGGACCATCAACTGTTACCTGCCTGTATAAAGAACTGTCAATTAAATGTGCCTGCCCTGGAAAAATAAGTTCTCCTTCCACAATATCTCCTAGAGCAAGTACCACGCATTTATCTACAGAGTGTGACTGTCTCTGTATATTAGTGAGTTTGACTATACGATGTGCATACTCAATTACTCTCTTCTCTGCAACTTCAGTGCCATAGTCTGTGGTTCTCTTCGCAAGTTGTATATCTGAGAGCAGGGGTACGCATAACTCGGTGTCCTTTTTATTGTTCTTTGATTTGGGTTTTGTTATTTTAGGAAGTGTTAGAGTACTCATACCATCTCTAGCACCTTGATAAACTGCTTCAATCATATCTGCTTTTTTGTCTTTGAGTTTGTCAATTTGTTTTAATAAGCGTTCATTAGTACGCTTTAAATCTTTTAACTTATCACTCTCAGCTTCAGCTATGAGTTCAGCTAGTAATTTACTCTGATTGTTTTTCGGCATATTGCTTTTCCAATTTAACTAACCAATGTCTAACTCTGCTGTATGAAACTTCAAAGTCAAACTCATTAGCTAGTATTTCTGATACTACACGAGCATTAGCTTTTGCCCCTTGATTAACAACCCTGTCAGATAACTCATCTATAAAAGGTACTGCTTCTTTAGGTAATCTTTTATACCAAGACACAGTTCCACCTATTGCTTGTGTGGTGGCTTTATTAAGTAAGTCATCTACATTTATTTCTATCTTTATATCTTTCATACGATAATCATACCATAAGCGTATGCATATGCATAACTTAAAATAAAAAAAATTATATGCATATGCATATGCATAAGTAAAAATAAAAAAGGGGTGGGGGTGTAGGGAAACTATAAAACCTACACCCCACCCTAGACACAGCTAAGAGAGAGCAAACCTAGCTTGTCTATCAATAAGTTAATCTAGATTAACCTATGTGATTAGCATACTGAGTTGCAAACTCTTTAACATATTTATACTTCTCAATAGGTATAATATTATGCTTTCTAATAAAGTGTGATATCTCAGCCAAGAACTCAGACTTTAGATTTGCTGCATAACCATCTAAAACACCAATAACTTGTTGGTCTGATACCCAAATGCGTGGCTCATCTTGTTGAGCAAGCCATTTAAGAGCATCAAGGTCAATGTTGTTATTGCCGTGGTCACCCAATCTATCAATAGCATTGTCATCATATTTACCCTTGTCAGCAATGACACGAATATCTCCGTGATATTTGCCCATACCACCTGCGTAACCTGTATAACCAGCGATAGTAGAAGCTGGTAGTAATCTAATTACTTCTCTAACTTCATCTCTACCCCAACCCATAGAGCCACTAAAGTCAATCATTACAGAGCCACCTGCAATTTTCTTTCTTCGTGTAAATACTTTCTTGTCAGTAAGTATTCTATGGATATTTCTAGGTTTAATACCTGCATCACTAAGTTGTCTGTGTAGCTTTTCTTCAGCTACCTTATCCCTTCTATTAGGAACAAACTTGTGAAACTTAGCTTTACCATGATGTCCACCTTCATCTTTCTTGTAGTCAATCTTATTACCAATATTTCTTTGGAAGTTTGTATTGGCTTCTTCAATGATTTTGTTTGCTAGTTCTTCACTAACAAACCTAGGTAGCACTTCACTTGCTTTGACATCAGCATCTTTAACATTTCTTTCACTAATGACACCATTGTAAGATATATTGAACTTGGTATATATATCTTCATCATCTACTTTCTCAACCATATCATTAGTTGTTGGTGTACCTTGTGATATATTAAGATACTTCTCATCTTGTCTCTTGTGGATAAAGTCTCTAGTCTCTAAGTAAGTTGGTAAAGATAGATGTCTAATCATATCTTTAAGATTTTTAGGACTAAGTTTCCTACTTCTCTTACGATGTAAGACACTCCTAGCTTTTCTAATCATGCCATACATAGCTTGTAAGTCAGCACCAATATAGAGATAGTCATTGTATAACTCCCACTTGGTAGCCATAGGATTTTCTAGTGCAATAGCTTGATACAAAGCCATTTGTGTTAAGTCTCTCCTATCATACTTATCCCACTCTAAGTCATTACTACCTTGAACTACACTTAACATTTCATCAAAGTATTCAACTTCACCTTTACCTAGTGTGTAATTAGTTATATCTGACAATGGCGTAAAGTCATAGTAATACCACCTAGTACCAATTTGTATATCGTAGTTTGCTACTGTTTCCATAAGCAAACGATATATCTTTTCAGGTGTAGCGTTCTTGTTGTAGTACGCTTGCACTATTGAATTAATCATACGCTTTATCTTAAAGACACTTACACTAGGCACTAAGTCAGAATTTAAATCTGTAGTAACAGACCTAAGTGTGTTACTACGCCTAGCATTTCTAAGCCAAGTATCTGCTTGATAACCTGAAGCATATCTCTCTGCAACAGGAATACTTGTTTCTTTATCAAGTGGACTAACATTTCTGTATGTCTTTTTAGGAAACATTTTCTGTTGAGCTAAAGCAATTAGCTTTTCTCTCCTAGCATTATCCTCGTTACTGCTATCAACTATTGGAATAGCACCTGATTGTAGCTGAGGTTTCACACCTTTAGCATCAGATACTTTTGTATATCTCTTTCCAGTAGATTGTAAAGCAAGGTTAGGGAACTGTTGTCCTTTGCTACGAGCTTTACCTCTCTTTACAAACAGCATTATTCTGTGTCATCTGCGTGTGAAACTACCAAAGCATCAGCAATCTCATCGTAGTTGTCAGGGAATATTGTTTGTAATGCGTAGTCCAATGGAACTTCTTTGTCCATTAGTTGACCTAGTGCTACCCACTTACGAACTGAGAAGTCGCCATCATTGTAATCTGCATATACTGCACGCAGTTTCTCAGGCAAACTCTCTAGTGCTTTAGGGTGTACTTTGTCAATGTTTATCCTTACAGGAAATCTATCAAGTAAGGCTTCTGGTAAGTCCTCTGGAACTCCGTTCATAGTTGCAACTACTTGGAAGTTAGGTTGTGGTCTTACCTGTTCTTTGTTCTTGTTAGGCAAAGTAAACTTTGCAAACTCAGGGTCATCTAGTAAGGCATGCAGAAATGATTGCACATCTACACCAGCGTGGTCAATCTCGTTAATAACAAGTCTTGCACCATCTTTCCAAGCTTGAATACCGACACCATCTAGCCAATCCATACCACCTTCTTCATTGAGTATGTAATGACCTAGCACTTCACTAGCACTACTATCTTGTGTCAATGTAATATTGTATGTTTCTCTACCCTCTAATTTGGTTGTGTTTGCTTGGTATGTTTTACCAGTACCCGGTTTACCATAGAGCAATACTCTTGGTGTAGCACCAATAATTGCATCAAACAGTTTCCAACAGTTACTCTCTGTCATTGTTTATTCCTCCTCTGTTGAGTTCTTACCCAACATCTTTTCTATATTTTCGATGAAGTCTTTATTAAGTTGTTCATCATCAACTTCTGACCACTCTGATAAGAAAGCTTCACGCTCCATTTCAGTAGCAGCTTTTGGATTTAACCACTGAATATCAGGAACATTCGGTAATAAATCCAGTGCATCAGCAGGAACATCTACAAATACAGTTGCGTATTTAGTATCAAGTTCCTTACCTGATTTACTTTTAACGATAACTTCTAGCATCAAACGATAGTGCAGTTCTGCTGGAACTCCGTTCTTGTGATAATGTGGCATAGCCAACATCACAATCGCAGGAAATCTATCATCTGCCCTATGGTCATGGTCATCATACTTGTCGCTATCATCAATTCTTTCATCTAAGAAACCTTCTCGTATCTGTCTGTTATAACCATTTTCAATAGACAAATCGTTTAGTAACGATAGGATTGGTATGGTAATAGCACAGTTCTTTAGTCTCTCAGTTGCTTCCTCAACATCTTTAGGGAAGCCTTCAATTCCACTAACCATTAGTTCTCCTCTCTAATTCGTGCATATAATCTACAAGTATTAGTCTGACCTAGTCTTCTAGTCTGACATTGCAACACTTGTCCATTACCTTGTAGCTTGCTTGTCCAATACCTAGCAGTGCTATCATAAGAATTTGCTTTCTTGTTATAGTCATCACCAGTGTATTCGGCAATCAAAAACCAATCATCTCTATTGGCTTCCATCAATGAAATAGTTGAGTTGGTAAATATATAGCCACCTCTATTTACTTCATCTGCATCTACTTTCTTTGGTTTGAATATAGGGATTATATTATCCATTATTCCTCCTCATCTTTCTTAGCTATAAACTCTTTATAGCCATCTTCATTACAACAAACACAAGTCTGTTCTACCTGAAACTCTTCAGGATATTTAGCCTTGTATTCATCTAAACAGTTGGTACATAAGGCATAACTTCCGTGTATATAAACACTTGTCGGCTTGTCAAATGTTCCAACTTCTATCTGTGTATTACAGAAATCACATACCCACTCATCATCTCCAATACCAGTATCAATCAAGGTATCAAAGAATACATCGTGCCTACCATTTTCTTTGTAGTATTGTTCTCTCTGTAATCTATCTTTAGCCCTGTGTAATACAGGGTTTTCTACTATGGTGTTCACCACGCCATACATTATTCTGCCTCCTCATCAGCATCATACCATCGGCTTTTTTCCCAAAAGGTTGGGTTATGGTCTATGAGCTTGATATCAGCATTGTCATCTGCTAACGAAACTAACTTATCTATCTGTGCGATAGCATCTACTTTCTTTATCTTGGACATAAAGGTAAAGTCCACAGTTAGTTTATTAACATCTTCATTACTTGTACTTGTTAAGTCATATACATTATCACTCATATCTTGTACTTTCTCCTTATCCTTCTTATCTGATAATTTAACTGTTGTCGTAGTAGCCACATATCAAAGTCAAATTTTTTCATCGTAATAAATAATTTAATCTTGTTCATCACAGCAACCACACTTCGTATCAACAGGTTGTATAATAAACCTGCCTATTACTAACTTATGATATGTGCAATTAACAAAGAGTTCAGTTTCATTTTTTACACCAACCTCTAACTGCTGTTTATACACACTACCATCTATACCACCAGTCTCATCTATACAAGTTTTACAATGGACATATCCATCTAAAGCACCTAGTTCTTCTAGTGTTACAGGCATTATTCCTCCTCATCTTTCTTGAATACATCTTTAAGTAAGTCATCAACTGCTTGTTTAAAGTCACCTTCAACAACTTCTTCCTCTGACTTAGCAACAACATTACCTACTAACATTGGATTACCTATGTTGATAATGTCAGGAACAGAGCCGTAGAACGCTTGAAACATACTGTCATTAGCTTCCTCACTCTTAAGAACTTTGAGTAATGCTTTAAGGTCATCACCCAATTCATCTCCGTGTTTAGCACGAAATGCTCTTTCAACTATATCTAACTGAGCATGAGTTACTGTTATCATTGCTTGTTGCCACAAACTATCCCAGTAAATAGCCATTGCAATTACAGGATTTTGTGCATCAATATAAGCTCTCCTTTGGTCTATCTCTGCTTTTTCATTATCAATCATTATTGAATTGAAACCAAAGACAGTGTTCATTGGAAAAGGAAAGTAATTTACTATGTCTTTCATATTAAATTCTTCCTCTAACTTCTTAATATACTCATCTCGTTTTTCTCTATTATTTTCATTTTGCGAATACGCATCGATACCCATTACAGATACCTCCTCTCATCTCTCTTTACATTACTTCTCTTGACTGTTTGATAGCCACAAGTATTACATTGAACTCTGTGATACACAGAGGATTTAACATTTGCTTCTATCAACAATCGGTTGTATGTGCCTTGATAACACATATCGCATACCATAGCTCTCCTTCCATAGATAGCTCGATACCTACACTTTCAATACACAAACAGGGACTTAAAATGTTTTACTAATGTAGGTATCAAGCTACCTACAAGGCAGGGAGAAAGGAGACACATTAGCTTAATGTCATAGACCTGCCCGTAGATAGCTTTATTTTATGGGATAAACTTTAAATCAAAGTTATTCTTTATTCTATTCTTTATAGTATCTTTATTCTTTTTCCAATATAGATACGCTTTATATTGCTTATGTTCTTTATTAACAGCCATTACACAACTTCCTTTCTACAATCGTTGCACTTACGATAGCCTTTGCTTACGAACTCAATGGGCAGAATAATAAAACACTGAATACATTGGGGCTTCTCTGCCTCAATGATAATGTAATCGTATCTGTCATTGGGTTTCCATTGACCATCTCTAACATCATCTTTGTCAAGATGAACTTCATAGATACAAGCATCATCACAATCACAGTTCTTGATATGTTGCTCTCTAGCTTCTGTATCATCAACAGTCTTGATGACTTTACTTGCATCTTTGTTACAAAGCGAACACACTTTGCGACCAACCTTTGTAGTAGCTTGACAGAAACGACAAGTCCATAGGTACTTATCACCATCTTCTACTGCAATAGTAGGCTCTCTACTGCCTGATAAATCAGGCACTCTAGTATCTATTACAACAGGTACATCATTTAGTTTGTCGTAACCAACTAGAGTTCTCTTGGTTTTAGGAACACTTGAGTTCCTATATCTTTTACTCATCTGTATATCCTTTCTCTATATACGATATGCATAAAAATGCATAAAGCCGAAAATTTTTGGGCTTGGAATTATTTTGCGACTTTGAAATTTTTTTGCGATTTTGCTTATGTTAATAGAATGACTTGACATTTTCGTATATCTTGATGCAGTGTGTGTTGCATAGAATACTAGAATATTTTTTTTTGTTTACTATGCATATAGATTGTTTAGTTAGGTTTTGATTATTAGGGTATCAGTTTGTGGTATGAGACAACTGTTCCTGTATCAGACCATCGTAAGAATAATCTTGTGATGGGATGTTAACACGAATGGTGGTGGGTGGGTGTCGGGGGTGGGCGACAAATTTTTTTATGTAGAAGTGTGAACTAAGGGGGAAGTCCACACAACTACAATTATTTATACTGTACTGAAGTCGGGCATTTTATCTACGATTTGGATTAGTTCTGCTAGGTCATTGTTTACACTAGCTGATATTCCTTTCCACTGTAGATGGTTAGGCTCTAAGTGTACATTTTCGTTTGAAAGAGATTGTACTTTATCATTAATCTCTTTGAGTGTACCTGTGATTGTGTAATCACTTTGGATTTCTCTATATGGGAACAAGTCTGTACCCATATCTTTTAGTACTGTGAATGTTATTACTATCATAGTTTCCTTTCTGTTCGCCATAGCGAACAAGCGCGTGCCGAAGCACGCGCTCGATTTGAATAAGTTACTTTCTACGATATGTAGATTTAGCTTTACCTTGCTTTGCACTCCAAGAGTTCATTGTCTCTTTGATTTCTGCAAGAGTGCGAACTTTACCTTTGGTTACTTTGTTTATCTTGTCTGTACCAAGTAAGTCAAGTAGTGCTTTAGGTAGTTGTCCTTTAGCAGTTAACTTGAACTCGCCTTTCTTTAAGATAGTAGGGCAATTATCAAGTATATCCATAAACTGCATAATAGCTGGATAGCTACCTGAAGGTATTTGTTGTAATGTGGAAGGATTAGCCATACCATTAGTTTGTTGTGCTATATGATATGTATATTTACCTGTTTTGGTATCTACTAATTTTACTCCACAAAATGGACTACCAAAAAATGATTGTCCCATATAATATTTAGGTTGTTTAACCCAAGTATCTGTACTCATATTATTTATCCTTTCTCTATGAATAGCTTATACTTTATAACCCAATGTGAAATGAGTTACAAAAAAACTGAGTAAGCGTGCTTTTTTAAAGTGTCAAATTTGTTTTGTATCCTATGTCGTAGCTTGAGTGGAAAAATACACAAGGAATTTCCGAAGGAAAGGAAGGTGCTATTTTTATAAGGGAAAGCACAGACTATTGCAGAATAAATTTTATGCTTTACGAAAAGTATGCTAGAACGAAATTGGAACTCTTTTCTTATCGGCACTAGGAATTAAATTATTGAAAGAGTTATGCCGATTACAATAAAGCTAGGAAAGACAAAGGGTGGTGGGTGGGAATAGATGCGTTCGGCAGTTGATATTTTAATGGGGGGTAAGTTATGCCGAACTACTTAAGGGTTTGTATCGTTTTAATGCAAGGGCGTGTGTTTGTAAGACAAAATACGACATACTATAACTATAACCACTTAGAACTACCCAATACGCAGTCAATCTGCGTGTTGCTATAAACTATTAACAAGGTGGAAGTTTGAGCTAGTGACAACAGTTCACAGCGAGTGTTAATGTGGGTGGGGGGTGTGTCTATTATGTAACATCTCCAATAATTACTGGCAATTTCTTCTACATAAAAAAAGGTAGCTAGTTAATCCTATAAGTGTTTAAGAAACTCTATTGCTAGAGTAAGTTACAGGTTACAGTGAGAAAACATCCCATAAGTTAACTAACTACCTAATGTAGTATTTTAGCACACTTACAGTAAAAAAAGAAGTTATAAAACTCTTTTTTCTATAGTACGCATATGGGGGGTGGTTTCGGGCAGTAGCGGACATATATGCTACGCATATTATTGAAGCTGAGTTAATAATTTTCTAGTGTCCTTGGGTACTGACTTTGTGGTAATCCCAGTCCATCTTGGTAGATGCAGTCAGCTTTTTGCCGTACCGATAGCTCTTACCTGTAACACTGTAGTCATTAAAAACTATTTGTTAAATTCACTATAGTGCTATAATAATTTTATTCAAGTTACAGGAGGATAAATGTTTGATTTTGAAGAACAGCTAGCTGTCGGTAAGAAGGGTGAACAGTTAGTTAAATATTATTATGAATCCCAACTAGATGAGGGTAAGACTAAGTTTATCGTAAGGGATGCTAAAGAAGAAGAACAGAAAAAAGGGGCAGACTTATTTATAATTAACAATGAACTTGGTCTTAGGTATGTAGAAGTAAAAACTGACACCAGGGCGGAGGAGACAGGGAATGTAGCACTAGAAGTACAAGTTGTGTATGGGGATACAGATAAGCGTATTGGATGTGCATTAAAAACATTCCCTGACTTTCTCTTCTACTGGATATACCCAACCAACGAACTTCTTTACTGGAATCCTGATGAGCTAGTTCCATACATTATGGACTGGCTAATAGAAAGTAAATACAGGATAGTAAATGCAGAAAATAAAAATTTTTTTTCACGCTCTTTGATAGTGCCTATAGAAGACTTACGAGCAACCGGGGTCATACACTCGATAAGCGTAAGTTATCATCTTTTAGAAAAAGTGGAGACAAGCTAGGTAAAGGAGGAAAACCTAGCCTATCTCCTCTATAATTATATAATGAGAGAAATCACAAAGTGTAAACTTTGTAACAAGGACTTTGAGTTAACGCAAAGTTACAAGATTTGTGTTAATCTTGGTTGTACAGAATACAATAAACGGATTAGGAGAAATAATGCCAGTAAGCAAAAAAGGTATGAAAAAAAGATACGGGGCGAAGAAGAAGAGTAAAAAATATTCTAAGCTCTAATGGGTAAAAAAATTAAAACAAGGAGAAATATTTTTAGTAGCCCACAGCTACTTAAAGAATGGTCAATGGACCTTGCCGAAGCATGCGGTAGTGTTCTTATACAAAAGAAACCTAATGTATCTAAAATAGATGCTTTAGTGGAAAAGTTTGTAATTGACTACAATGCTAATATGGAGTTATTAAGTGGCAAAGAAAAAAAAGAATAGTTTAGTTGGAAATATTAACAAAAGAAAAAAAGCTGGAACTTCTCGTTCCAAAAAAAATTCTACTATTTCTAAGAAGGCATATGCTGCTATGAAAAAAGGTTGGAAGTAATGGCAATTGAATATAGAGGTGAAAAGTTTTCAGGTTACAACAAACCAAAGCGTACTCCTAAACATCCTAGTAAATCTCACGCTGTATTAGCTAAAGAAGGAAGTAAAGTTAAATTAATTAGATTTGGTCAGCAAGGTGTTAGTGGTGCTGGTAAAAATCCTAGTTCTGCTAAAGAAAAAGCTAGGAGAAAATCGTTTAAAGGCAGGCATGCTAAAAATATTAAAAAAGGAAAAATGTCTGCAGCTTATTGGGCTGATAAAGTCAAATGGTAAAAAATATAATTTGTATTGCACCTGATTGCGATGCACAACTTCCTGAAGGTAAAACAAAAT